GGATAAAGATAACGGAACAAATTATTATGCTGATTGCGAAATCGCATGGACTTCATTTGATAGCGCAGTAAGAAAATTTCGTTGGCGATGGCATGGTTTTTTGCAAGAAAATAATAAAAACAAACAAATAAAAATACACCCTACTGAAAAGCCTATTGCTTTATATTCGTGGTTGTTACAAAACTATGCACAAAAAGGGCAAAAAATATTAGATACACATGGGGGAAGTATGAGCCATGCAATAGCGGCGCATGATATGGGATTTGATTTAACTATAATTGAAAAAGACCCAATATATTATGAGCAAGCAAAAAAAGACTTATTGAACACCAAAGAAATTTGTCATTATTTGAGTTATGAAAATAGATTGCATTATTGGAATTGACCCCGGAGCCGCCGGGGGTATCGTGGTTTGGCGACCCAACCACAATGCAACGGCAATAAAGATGCCGAAAGATATAAACGAGATACGGGATTTTCTCAATTACTACAAAGAGATTTGCACGCCGATTGTCTTTTTGGAAAAATTGAGCGTTCGCCCGGACGACGTAACGGTTGGGGATGCCGGGGCAAATATGGGTAAATTGTACCGCATTCAAAAGATGTTGCAAAACTTTGAGCATTTGAAAGCTATTATAACCGTCGCCGAAATACCATTTGTTTTGGTTAATGCTATGAAGTGGCAAAACGACCTTAAATTGCGTATCAAAGTAAAAGGGAAAAAGGAGGAAAAGGCATACCGCAAACGACGGTTCCGGGATATTGCCGGGAAATTATACCCGGAAATTACCCCGGCGTTGTGGAATGCGGACGCAACGTTAATAATGCACTTTGGACGGTTCATTTTACAAAACAACCCCCGTTGGGTTTTGGAAAATTTGCCCCAACAAATGCACAACTGTTTATTTTAAGCCCGTAGGGACGTTTAATTATTCAAATGGTTGCTTATATGGCAGACGAAACAAAAGCCCCGCAAATCGAAAATCCCGAAAAAATAACGGCAAAAGATTTGGCGGAAATGGTAAAACAGATGCGGCACAACCAACGACGTTGCCAACGGAACCCAACCCCGGAAAAATTGGCAACGTTGGAAAGTTGGGAACGCAAAGTTGATGCGGTCGTTGCTGTATTGACCGATACACAAATGAAATTGTTTTGATATGGACGAAATGGATTATATCTATTTAGGCGACCGATTGACCCGCCCGGAATTGCGACGTATGCCGTGCCGGGCGGTTCGTCGTTCTGATGGTAAATGTATAAGAGGGCGCAACGGCAATATGTTAGTTGAGTTTGACGGCGTTGGTAAATGCGTTATTTTGGGGCGATTATTGCGGAAAATAAAAAATAGCCGAAAATAAAAGACGAAAGTTTTGGTATATCCATTATTTTACATATATTTGCGGCATGAAAAAAGGTAAATACTTAATAGAATATGATTGTTACGTTGCTGAAAATGGCAATATAACGCAAAATGATAAGGAAATAAAGCCTTATTTGAACGGTGGCTATATGACTGTAAAATTAAAAATCAATGGTTTAAAAGTTATGCGGGTTCATAGATTGGTTGCTTTGGCGTTCATTCCCAACCCGGACAATAAACCATGTGTTGACCATATCGACGGGAATAAATTAAATAATCATGTTAATAATTTACGTTGGTGTACTATTGGCGAGAACCTAAAATTTGAGAACGTTAAACGTGTATCAAAATTATATCCCGTTAAACGTATTGATAAATTAGGTAATATTGTATGTTTTGATAATATTTTAGATGCGTGTGTTTTCCCTTGGCAAAAGTATGTAATATTACAGGTATGTAACGGGAAAAGAAAAACATACAACGGTTATAAATGGGAACATAACGACCCGGCGATTTCCGGGAAATAAATAAATTTAAAGAGCGATGTATATTAAGAAATTGGAATTGTTGAATTTTCAAGTTATCAAAGAGTTCAACGCAGATTTTGAGGGCAATATATATTTCATTACCGGGGACAATGAGTTAGGCAAATCAACCCTATTAAAAGCAATCGGCGCAATGTTGACCGGGAACCGGGACGCCGTGTTGAAAAATGGTGAGGACAAAGGATTTGCAAAAATGGTAGTAGGTAACGACGGCGAAAATTACGAGGTTGAATTAAAGTTTACCAAAGCCAACCCACGTGGGACGTTATCCATAAAATCCCAAACAACCGGGATGCGTTCGGATAACGTTTCAATGCTGCAAAAGATTTTCGGCTACCAAGACTTTGACGCCGTGGAGTTTTCCCGTTGGAGCGAAACCGCCGAGGGACGCCGCAAACAAATTGAGGTTGTAAAGGCTTTGTTGCCGGAAAAGGTGCGCACCCGTATTGCTGAAATAGATGCCGAGGTTACGACCGTTAAGGACAAACGAAAGGACGCCAACGCCGAGGTCAAGACGTACACAACCATTTGCGCCAACGCTGAAAAGCAATTGAAACCCGGCGACGTCAAAACGTATGCCGAGAAAAAGGATATTACGGCGTTGATGGAAGAGCAAAACGAAAATGCCCGGTTGATTGAGAAAGCGAAAACGGTACGCCAAGCCCGGCAACAAAGGATTGAACAATTGGAGGCAATCCCCGGACGAATTAAAGAGGCGGAAGAAACCCGAAAAAGTAATATTAAGGCAATCGACGACAAATTAGCCGCCGAGGAAAAAGAAGTTGCCCGGATAATTGCCGAGGCAAACGCCCGGTTGGAAAAAGCCAAAGAAGATGCGAAAGCCAACAAAAAAGCCATTGAAAACGATTATAAGGAAACGTTGCAAGTTATCGTAAATGACAAATCGGAGTTTGTGAAACGTAAAGCGAATGCCGACAAATGGTTAGAGGAATACGAAGCCAATAACCCGGAACAATTATGCACGGCGGAACAACTCAAAAAAGCCGAGGAACACAACCGTATCAATGCGTTGGTTGTGGATTACATGGAAAAAAAGAAACAAAAGGAAGCCGCCGAGAAAACCGCCCGCACGTTTGAGGACAAATTAGGCGCATTGGCAAAGGAAAGGGAAACACTTATTGCAAGGTCCAAATTACCGATTGCCGGGCTTTCGTTCACGGACGACGGTTTAGAGTTAAACGGCGTGCCGTTCGTCGCCGGGAAAGTTTCAGATAGTCAAATTATGGAGGTCGCCGCCAAACTGATTATTGCAAGCAATCCGACGGTTAAGGTATTCCGCATTGCGAGGGGCGAAAGTTTGGGCGAAAAGCGTTTGCAAGCAATCATTGACATTGCTAAACAAAACGGTTTTCAAGGGTTCATTGAGGAAGTGAAGCGAGGACAAACCGATTTAGTTGTTGAGGAATACACAGAAAACGAATAATAACCGGGGGCGGGCTTTCCGTCCCATTAAAATCTAAAACAATGGCATATACATTGAACGATAATTTGAAACGTTGGGCGGAACAATACGAAACCGCCGAGTTTATCCAATCCGACCCGGTGCAAATCCCGCACCGTTACGATAGCCGGGTAAATATTGAGATTAGCGCATTTGTTACGGCGTGGATTGCGTGGGGTTCCCGCAAACAGATAATCCAAAAGGCGGATTTTATCGACCGGGAAATTTTCAAGGGTGCGCCGTATCATTACATTGTTGGAACCGATACGCAGGGAGCCGCCCCGGAATGGAAGCAATACAAAGGCAGTAAAGAGAATTTTTATAGAACGTTTACATACGCCGATTTCCACGACCTTTGCGCCCGCTTGTTTGACGTATATAGTAAGTTTGAGAACATGGAAAAGGCATTGCAAGCGCAACCGGGCGGGCGTCCGTTGGAACAATTGCAACGTCTTTTCGGCGATGTTAAGGGCGTGCCGGATATGGAAACGAAAAGCGGTTGCAAACGCTTATGTATGTTTTTGCGTTGGATGTGCCGCCACGGTTCCCCGGTTGACTTTGGATTGTGGACGATTTGCGACCCCCGTAATTTAATCATTCCATTAGATACCCACGTACATAAACAGGCATTGCGGTTGGGGCTTGTAAAACGTCAGACGCCGGATTTGCAAACAGCCATTGAGATAACCGACCGTTTCGCCGAGATATTCCCGGACGACCCAACAAAGGGGGATTTTGCGTTGTTCGGTTATGGAGTGAATAACGGTAAGGTTGCACCCGTTACGACGGAACCGGAGCCGGAAAAAGAGCAACCAACCGCCGTGGCTGATTTGTCAATTGCCGACGTTCTGAAAATGCGGTTGTTTTATGACAACGCCGCCGCCGAGGTTCGGGAAATATGGGAAAGTCGGGAAAAAGCCCGCAAAGCATTGAAAGCAACCGAGCGTTTGAAAGCGCACCCAATCGACGGGTTGCACAATGCCGGATTGTTGGAGCCGGGCGAATTTGTTGTTGCATTTGCAAAAGTATTGGATAAGCGGGAAACGAAGTTATCACGGGCGGAACGGGACGTTATCCATACAATCGGAATGACAGCGTTTAATAAGACAATGAAAAAATTAATAGCCGATGAAAAAGCGAGAAATAACAGCAACGGGGACAATAAACAATAACGGCGGGTTGGCAATGTACATGGGGGAATTAAACGAGTTTTTCAAGGGTTGGAAAGGTTCCCGCATTATTGCCCGGTTTATTGTAGCGTCCCCCGGTTCGTCCGAGGCTTTGAAAGGGTATTATTTCAACTATGTTGTACCGACGTTTAAGCACGCAATTTGGGAGGCGGGCGAACGTCTTACAGAGGAACAAACCGAACGACGTTTGAGGGAATTTTCCCCTATTATGTACGTTGAACGGGTCAACGAGGAAACGGGGGTATATTCCCACGATTTGCGCACCGTGGCGGATTTGTCGAACGCCGAGTTAATCGAACATATCGAAACGCTCAAACAGATAGCCGCCGAGGAATACAATACATTTATTGACGACCCCCGAACGTTGTAGGTATGTTTTGCAAGTGTAACGGAAAGCGGAAAAATTACCCGTTGGCGGCTTGGCGGATTATCCGCCACGAATACACGCCAAAGCATTACAGCCGGATAAAGTGTTTGCGGTGCGGGTGCGTTTGGATTACACGGGCAAAATATGTTGAACAAACCCCCAACGAGGACGGGCAAAAAAGACTTTTTTAGTATGGAATTAAACGACAAATCCCCGATGCCGCAAGGTAAATTTAAGGGGCAACCGATGGAAAACGTACCGTATTGGCATTTGCTTTGGTTGGACGGAAAACCGTTTTGTAACCGGGACGTCCAAAAGTATATATACGAAAACCGGGACGTTTTGGAATTGGGAAAAAAGCGGGATAAATACCGCAATGAGAGCGAAAACAGTAATTAACGATTTAATATTTAAGGTTATGCAAAAAATTGATTTGAAAGATGTTTGTTTCTTTGATTGTGAAACAACCGGGATTCCGGCAAAGGGTTTGAAATGGGATGCGGATTTTGAGCAATTCCCGCACGTCGTCCAATTGGCGTGGTCGTTGGGCGATAAGGAAAAAAGTTATATTATCAAACCCGATAATTACGAGATATCCCCGGAAACAACCGCAATTCATGGTATAACAACCGAACGGGCAATTGCCGAGGGCGTGCCGTTTGCCGAGGTTGTGGACGAATTTTTAGCGGATGCCAACGCCGCCCCGCTTGTATGTGCGCACAACATTTACTTTGATAGTTCAATGTTAAAAGCAAACGTTTTGCGCTATTGTGGACGGGAATATTACGACGCACATGTTGAGGACGCATTACATAAGGGTAAACGCATTGATACAATGATGAAAACAATTAAGTTTGTCGGCGCATTGTATTCAAACGGGCGACCGGGAAAATATCCCAAATTAGAGGAATTATATAGTAAGTTATTCCCCCGGCGAAACATTCCCGGCGCATGACGCATTAGAGGACATAAGGGCGTTGCGCCGTTGCGTCCCGGAATTGGTTAATTTGGGGATTATTGAGTTAGCGCAAAAGGAATACCTGGCGGAACAACTCAAAGCCCAATTTGAGCCGGAAAAGCCCAAAGGCGGGCGCAATATTGAGTTCCACGACCCCAACCCGGTAACGGAACCAATCGGAACCGGGGAACCCGTCCCGGAACCAACCCCGGAACCGGAACGTCCGGCGGTTTCGTCGAATAGTAAGACACAGGAATTATTGAACGAAACAGAATTTTAAGTTATAAAACCGTTCCGGGCGTATTCCCGGTAACAATCAAATAATTAAAAAATGAGCAAAGAAAAAAAAGCCGCAAACGTTATGTTGATACCAAGCGAAAAGGCGTTTGCATTGTCGAAAGTCAAGACATTAAAGGGCGGCGGGTTAGACGTACATTATGAAGTTACCGAAACAATCGGTAATGAGAGTTACACGAACAAATACCACGTCGAAAGTGCAAAGGACATACACCCGGATTTGCGGGATTGTTTCGACCGTTTGCGCCCAATCATGGGACGGATTTTTAATATTACGTCCTTTCTTTCAATGGTTGAAACGTCCGATTTCGAAGCAACCAAAAAGCAAAGCGAATTGTCACGGGATTTTGCCGACGAAATGTTGAAAAACATAGAGGTTCGGGGCGTGTCGTTTTCCGGTCAAGATGATAACGTTGGGGTTGTTTTAACCGGATTGTTTACCGTGTCGAACAATCAAAAAACCGCTATCAATTCCCCCCGCCTTAAATTCAATACGGAAACGTTCGGGTTTGAGGAAGAATTAGAAGATATTGCCGCCGATATTGAAACCGAGGTTTACGCCTTTCTTTTCAAGGGTAAAAAGGCGCAATTGGAGTTGTTCGGGGCTGATGGCGAAGCCGCACCCGGATTGAATGCCGAAAAGATAGAGTACAACGGATTGTTCCCGGATATTAACGACCCGGCGGATGACCCGGAACCGAACGACGAAACGGCGGAAATGTAAGAGTATGGAACCGTATTTGTTGACAGACCGGGACGAATACCAATAAATTTGCTATATTTGCAGCATGAACGGGGATAGGTTGGAGTAGCTACCAACTGAAAGGGCAAGCCAACAGCCCGCCCCGTTTTTCTTAAATGTTGGCTTACTTATAAAGTTGGCAAATATGGAAAATTTAAAAGAAATTGGAGGATTTCCCGGATATTGTGTTGATAATACGGGAAACGTTTTTAGTGTTAAAACGGATGTTATGTTGAAACCGTGGAAAATAAACGGATATAATGCCGTTGGACTATATAGGAGCGGGAAACGATACGTTTTTTTTAGTTCATAGATTAGTTGCGGCGGCTTTCATTCCGAACCCGGACAATAAACAACAAGTTGACCACATAAACGGAAATTTAACCGATAATCGGGTTTGCAATTTGCGTTGGGTTACACCAAAGGAAAATAGTAATAACCCGGTAACGGTTGATAAACTAAAGCGCATATTGAACAATAAACCGCATTACGCCGCAAAAGGATTGGCGCAATATGATTTGAACGGAAATTTGATAAAAACGTATATATCATTTGCCGAAGCAAAGAAAAGCGGATTTTTACGGAAAGGTATTTGTAAAAACTTAGATGGTAAAACAAAAAATTATAATGGTTTTGTATGGAAACGATTATTATAGACGACCGAGAAAGTTATAATTATGTTGTATCACGTGGCTATCAACCATTATTAGACATTAAGTTGTTTAAAATGGATATTCGTTTGAGGGTTGAGATACAACGGGAATTGTTCGGGCATTGTATTACGGGACGGGGTGCAAATATCATGGCGGCAAATGAACGCTTTTTTCGTTGGGTTTGGGAGCATAAGCCGCACCGATGCGAGGAAACATTAAAGCCATTGGCGAATTATTCCGCCGTCTATTGTTCCCACATTTTGACC